TGCGTATATCCTTTTTCCTTTATCAGTTCTTTAATTCTATGACTCATAATTAATCATTGATTTTTGACAAAAATACAACGCTTATTCAAGTGTAAAGCATATACTATTCATAATTAAAGTTAAAGAATAGCATTTAATTATCGCAACGCTTGTAAATGAATAGCACATACTTTACATTTGCATCATAATAATAAGACAACAAGACAATGGAAGCACCGAAGTATAACAAAAGTAGAGTAATGAAATCAGCTTGGTCAATGTTCAAGGCTGGCAAGAAGTACCGCAATCATGTATTGACGTTCAGCGAATGCCTAAAAGAGGCTTGGAAGGACGAAAGAAGTTCCTATGACAAGGCGATGAAGATGTACCAGCTTTTCAACTTGAATAAGAAGCAATGCGAAAGCCGGGATGCTAAACGCAATGTTGGTACTTGTTCTATGGCTTTCATGGCTAACACACTGACAAATTACTATGCTAACAATAGATATAATGGAGATTAATATTATGACAACATTAGATGTATTAAAAGGAATCCAGCGAATCATGATCGAGAAACTGATCGCAAAGAGTGACATTATAATATCTGTCTCTTCCCGGCCGGAAAGATCGGAGTTATCTATCTATGTACAGAATACCGATTATGTGGTTCTGGCGCATGAAATATTTATCGACGATACCGGGATTGACTTTAAAGAAGAAAATCGAAAGGCGTACGTTCGAATCTGGGAAACAATCAATAAGCATACAAGAATATCTGTCGCTTCATAATATTGCTACATAAATAACATAGACCCACATGTTGAGGCTTCGTGCCCAGCGTATCACGTTTGGATGTCCCGCCGGTAATATCGCCGGCGGG